GGCGGCCATAGGATCGGAACCAGCAGCAAGGGCTGCCAGGTCGCGCGATTCAAAAGCACGGCCACGGTGCAGGATCACGCCGACTTGCTTGTCAGCTTGGATCTTGCCAGGGGTGAGGCTGGTGCTGTCGGTCAGCACCTCGAAATCGCCGGAAAGGTTGGCTTTCCAGAAGGGAACGTTGATGAAATCACCGCCCTCGGTGGCATTCAGCTCCGCCAGAGGCTGCACCACACCGGAAGCCAGGAAGGCATCACGCTGAGTGGTTTGCTCAATGACGTAAGGCGTAAATACCTCGGGGATGATGATGTCAGAGCGAAGGGTCGCCATGACTAATCCTCAAAAAGGGTTTACGGATGTGGGCGCAGCCCCAGGCTCTATGTGGCGCAGCCATCACGAGCAGACACTCAAATACTAACGGTTAGCTGCAGCTTTCATCCGCTCATATAGGTCGCGGTCTGTACGGAATAGCCGCGACTGCTCTGTGAGGTTGAAGCTATCGCGGCTGAATGGATTGCTCATGCCAGCCGGAATGGTGCCATTGCTGCCGCCGGTTGGTGCGCCGCTGCCTTGTGGCTTGGGTTGCTTTTGCATCCATGCCGGCAGTGTCTTGGCCCATTCAGCAACGGGCTTGCGTTCGTAGCCGTCCACAACGACCACGGTGCCGTCGGCTTCGCGCTGGATTGCATCAGGCGACAGCTTGGTCTTCAGCACGAGGTCAGGGTCATGCACGATGTCAGCCAATGCCGTGACCGCAGGCGTAACAAGCTCTAGTTCCCGGACGCGGGCTTCAAGTGTTGCGATGCGCTGGTCCTTTTCAGCCGTCGCCTCACGGAACTGCTGCTCCAGAGCCTGTCGTGCCTCTTGGTATTTGCCTTGAGATTCGAGTTGCTGTTGCTCGTAGTTGCGCTTGAATTCCAGCAATTCATCGACATTGACCCCATCAGGCGTCTTGGATTTCTTTGCTGCACGCAGCTCAGCAATCAACTCTTGATTCTTGCGCTCTAGTGCTTCAACGCTGCGCTGCAACGCTTCAGCTTCAACCCCAGTAGTCGCAGACTCTTGGGTTTGTTGTTCATCAGACATGGATAAGCCGCAGGCTTAATTACGCCCTAAGGCTATCACTTACGCTTGCGTTTTTTGCCGGCTTTTGCGAGCGCGATTGCCACCGCTTGCTTTTGCGGCTTGCCTTTTTTCATTTCGGTTTTGATGTTGGCTGATACTACAGCCTGCGACTTGCCCCGCTTCAGTGGCATCGCGCCATTCCTCAATACCTGTCAGCAGTGTAGAGCCGTCTGCCGTTGCCCAACCCTTGTCGGTGTAGATAGCTGGTACCCATGCCTCGCCATGCAGCGCTTCTACGGGATCACTTGAGATGAAGTAGATGCCAGCATTCTGAAAATGACGGAGGCTAGGCAGGTCCATATCGTGCGCGAAGCTGATCTAAGGTTAGCTCTGATCCGTCATCACGAACTAACTTGGCGATGGCATCAGTCGGCCCGTATTTGTCAGCAAGCCGGTTGAAATACGGCACCTTGTTGGCGCCCAATGCCTTGGCCTTGGTCTCAAGATCTTGCTTTGCTAGCCACTGCCCATAGGTTTGATCCGCGGGCACCTGGCCACCTGATGATGCACGCTTTGCTGGCGGTGGTGGCGTGAAACCTAGCTCGTCGTAGTCGATCACCGGCACCGTGGTTGATCTGCAGTTGAAGTGCTGCGGCGGAGTCGGACCCTTGCCGTATTCAAACTCGCGGCCATCCAATGCACGGCAAATGCTGCTGGTGCGGGTATCCAGTGTTGCCACATAGCGATACTTCTTAGTGATGTCTTGATTGGCTTCATATACCTGTTGGCTAGCTGCATTAGCTACTTGGTTGATGCTGGTGCGCACAAGGCTAACGATCTGATTGTCGGCAACTGCTGTTGCCTGGCCGCCTGCTGCAACTAGCTGCTTCACGGTTTTGGCTTCTTCGCCAAATTCAAGGTTTCCGATCAGCCGCTTAGCAATGGCTGGCGTTGGCTCACCAGTCAGCAAGCCTTGCCGCACGACTTGCGAGAACCGCTCAGCCTGATCAACGGCAATGCCGCGAAATGCTTTGGTGACCACTTCGCCATTGGGCAACGTGATCGTGGCGCCTTGCGCTGCGGTGAGGCTGAACGTCGCCGGTGCACCTTGCACAGCAGCAAACAGGTCATCACTGAGCGCCACCACATTGATCTGCGTCGGATCAGTGGTTACCACTGACTGCGCAAATTGCGGGCTGATCTCAACGGTGCGCACCGCATCACGTGCACCTGCTGGCAATGCACGCCGCAGTTGATCGGTCACGAACTCCGACTGCAGCTGCGCAATGCCTTGCAGCTCCAATGCTGTCAGCTCCGTTGCATCACCAGCCCATGTTGCCAGGCTGTCTTTTAGTTGCGCAAGGATTGCCCGTAGCCGTGCTGCCTTGACTGGCGCCGACAGCTCATCAATGGTGCGCAGTTGATTGACGGCATCAATGATGATGTCGTTGTAAGCATTGATGACGCGCCGCGCAACGCTATTGCTGTAGCGGTTTAGATCTATTGCATTGCGATATAGCGCTTCTGGTGTGCTCATCGTTCAATGCCAAGATCTTCCGGTTGATAGCCGCTGCGGATGCTGACATTAGCGCCGCGGTTCAATGCAGTAGTAACCAATGCAGCGAATGCGTCATAACCGTTTTGCCCGTCTTCGTACAAGATCGTTTCGTCAATTTCATCTGGTTTGCCTTCCTTGTACCAACTGATCCGCACGATGGCTAAGACCTGTTCCGGCAAGGCGCTGACGTGATAATCAAGCTCTTGCCTCCTCGGTTTCCTCGGTTCCATCCAGATCATCAGGTCCACTAAGCGGTCGGTCACCCAGTCCAGCAGGTTGTAGATCAAGCCCCGCATTGGCCGTAGCTTCAAGCTCCTCATCTACGTTAAAGTCGTCACCTAGCACATCGCCTTCAGCAAGCTCTCGCAGTAACGTTTCTTGCGTGATGGTGCCTGCGGTGTAAAGCTGCAGCAGCGCTTGGATTTCCTGCGGCTCAAGGCGTGTGCCGAGGAAATCACGATTGACGTAGCTGCTGCCAGGTGATGTGTTGTTGCCGATGTACTGCGCATGAAATTGCAAGCAGTTGTCGATCATGTCTTGCACATTCTGCGCAATGACCATCATGGTGCTGTCGCCTTGACTGCGATCAATGCGCTTTGCCTCAGCAGTTTCAGCAGATAGTTTCTGGCCCAGCACTGCCGACAGACCTAGCTCGTTGATCTGCAGTGCAAGCTGCTCAAGCCTGCGGAACTGATAATCAAAACTGCGGCCGGCAGGTTCAATGTATTCAGCGCGGCCATCAGCAGGGAATGCGATCGCCTCGCCAGGTCCAGCGCTGACTTCCTCTGCTGCAGATGGGAAGCCATAAAACGCCAGCATCGGCACAGCGCTGATGTGGAGTTGGTTATCGAGGTCGCTCTGGATCTGATATGCCTTGAGGTTCAGCTCGGCGATGTCTTCCAACGGCGGACGTGACTCCATGAAGCCATGGCGCTGCGCATAAGCAACTGAGAACGGGATCTGACTAAGGCTGGTGCGGCCTTCGTCGATAACTTTAAAATCGCCGTTGTCTTGTTTCTGGTGTAGTTGAAACTCACCTGGCGTCAGCACCCGGATTTGCTCCACTGCTTTCTCGCCGAACTCGCCATCAGGCACGGTGACAGTCTCGGCTAGCCGCAACTGCGTTAGCACCTGCCGGCCTTCCTGCTGCTCAGCACGCCAGCCAAGAATCTGCCGTGGTGTGTAGGTCACCCAGTAGGGTCTACCCCCATCAGCAGGTGCATCCACCAGTACACCAACGTGGCCATAACGGACCATCTTGCGGGTTGTTTCAAATGTCCAGACATTTAAATCATCTCCCAAAAGGTTTACGTCAAAAAGCTGCTCACGGATGACATCTGCTGTGTCATCAAGCCGCACGGGCTTGCGCGTCAACATGCCAGCCAGCATCCGCTCTAGACGCTGGTAATACGGCGACACCACGCTGCGTGCTAGGCGGTTGTCGTAGGACTCATCCAGCTCACGCGGCTCCTGCGGCAAGTAACGGCGATGCTTACGGCGCATCCCATAGGTGCCTTGCAGCAGATCCTCGATCAGAATCCAATGCGGCTCCATCGCATACCACGATGAGTTGGCATCCTGAACGCGAGTAACGCGGCGCTGCGCAATGGGCCGGTCGTAGTTATTAAAGCCGGTGTACATTACAGCGCCGCAGTCATAGGTGCAGTTTAAGCGGCAGTCAGCGTGATGCTATTGCGGCCAATCTTGATGTCAAACTCAGCGCCGGGCTCGTAACCCATCTCGCGCAGGTAGCCATCACCAATCTGCAGCTTGCCGTTGAATTGCACCTTTGCCTTGTAGGTCAGGCCGCGGCCGCGCTTTGCTGTCTTGCTGCCTAGGTCAACGCCTTTGGCTTCCAGCAGCGCTTCATAAAACTGCGTGAATGCCACGCGATCCTTAATCACGTAGCCGCAAGCGCGCACCAGTTCGGACTTAGGCGCATTGCCCAGTTCTTTGACCTTGGCGAGTAGTTCGACGCCCTTGAGCATGGGTAGAGTTAATGATTGGCGGAATCAATATAGCCTGATGCCTGTAGATCGCCCAGCACCTGCGTGTAATGGGTTGAACTCACGCCAGACCAAGTAGCCGAGCGCGTCGTTCATGTGATCATGGCCGGCATCCTTGTCCGGGTCGCCCTTGTCGGTGTAGCACTGCAGCTCCAGGCATTCAATCAGTCGCTTGCAGCGTTGGTAAATGGTGAGTCTGACCTGGCCCTTGCCGTTTTCCAGCAAAGCCTGAACAGCAGCCACGCGATCACGGACGGGAGGATTTGCCCGGGGTGACTGGTTTGACATGCCGTAGGACTCCAGGATCTGGATATCGGTCTGGCTTGCGTTGGTGCTGCGGTTGCCGCCGCTGGCGTCTGGGTAGATGTAGATACGCCGCTGCGGATAACGCGCTTGGATCTCTTGCGCCAATGCATCGGTGTCATGGGCGCCGCTGATCTCATCAATCACTAGCAGGCTGCTGCCGGTGCGGACGCCGATCACGGCGGACATGTTGCCAACGTTGAAATCAACGCCAATACGCAACGGCTCGCGGTCTAGGTCTGGCAGCTCAGCTACCACGTGCTTGTCGCGGCTGAAGCGGTCGTAGATGGTGCCAGTGGTGAGGTTTACGAACTCACCGTCTAGGTAGGCCCGCAGCAGGTTTGGGTCGTAGTTGGCCTCTAGCCGCTCAATAAAGTCCGGCGGCAGATGCGGGTTGTCTGCTGACCGCATCTTGATCAGCTTGCGATCCGCGCGCCCTTTGGCATCCTCACTGCCGAAGGTGTTCCACATCCAGCGGAAACCCTCTGGCGTGGATGCAGCACCAAACTGCCGCACGTTGCCCGACCGCAAGCGGCCAAGGATCTTGGGAAATGCCTTGTTGGCGATAGATGGCGTCACTGTGTCGATTTCATCGGCCAGCACCCAGGCAAGGTTCAAGCCGATGATTCTTGACCAGTTTTCGAAGCTGCGGCACAGGATCTTGGTGTCACCGCCTGGCAGGTGCAGCATGTACTCCGGCAATGGTGACGCCCTGAATGTGTAGGGGATCTCATACGCCTCCAAGAACTGCTCAAAGTCGTTCTGCCAGATATCGCGGATTAGTGGGCCAGTCGGCTCCATCACTGCACCGATGAAGCCCTGATTGGCCGCGGCCAGCATCACCGCCTTAGCGCACAGCGCACGCGTCTTGCCGGCGCCATAACCGGCTGAGATGCCAATGATCTGCGTAGCAGTGTCATCTACAAACGCAAGCTGACCAGGGTGCAGATCAGCGCGGATGCGTTGCAGTAGATCGCCCGTGTCCTCTTGCGTTGCAACATCCATAAACCCAAGCAGGCTGCCGGGTTGGCAAATGCCGGCGAGCAAGCTCATGACATCTCAAACCGCAACAGCTTGGCCTGATCTTCTAGCGCTTTGATTGCAATGCTGAGATTACCTTTAGCGCGTGCTTCACGCTCGTAATCTTGCAAGCGAGCGACAGCAGCAGCTAGCCACTGCGGCCGCTCTAGCTCTGCATCCAACGCCATGAGTTGGCGAGCGCGAGACATGTAAGTCTCTGCGGTGCGCTCGCCGCATCCCCATGTCTCCGCCGCGTATCGCAGGATTTGCGTCCTGCTGTGAGCACGCAACAGGAGATCGTAAACGGTGTTTACCCGCTCATCAATCTCGACGTTGGTGCTCTTCTTTGCCACGTATTAGTTGCGGATTTGCACAGGCATTACCAGATAAGTTACACCGTCCACGCCACTAGGTGTCAACACTACGGGTGTGGTTGCCGTATTGGCGTGCAGCGTGATGGCTTCTGCGGGCTTGAACGCCTTGATGCCATCCAGCAGGTAGTGGACGTTGAACGCCCATGCGCCATTAGCGGTGCCTTCCACCTTGAGCAACTCCTTGCCGTTGTTGGCATCGGCTTCAGCGGTGATGGCGATGGTGCCACCTACTGCCTCGATTTTGACAATGGAGTTGTGCGCATCGGCAATGATGGCGACACGCTCCAAGGCGCGAGTCAAGCGGCGACGATCGGCGGTGATGGTGCTTTTGAACTCAGCGGGCACCAGTTTGGCCACGTCTGGGTAGGTGCCATCCATGATGCGGCTGTAGATGGTGATGCCGTCACCTGCGTCAATCACGGCTTGCCCTTTGGCAACGGCGATGGTGACCACGCGATCCTGCAGCAGGCGCATGGTGCTGGCGGGCAGCACGAGGTCTAGGCCATCTGGCAGGTCAATGGCGTAACGCATTAGGCGATGCCCGTCAGTGGCTTCCATGTGGCCGTTGCCGAGGTGGATGCCCTGGAGCATCTGCTTGCTGGCGTCGGTGCTGGCAGCTGCCATACAGGCGCGGATGCCGGCAGATAGGTGCAGCTCGCTCGTAGCGGCGTCTACAACCGGCAGCGCGGGGTAATCCGCCGCATCAGCCGCTGCAAGCCCGTAGGAGCCCGCAGAAGCGGTCAGCGCGCCATCTGCGAGGGTCAGAGCCTCATCGCCGTCAAAGCGGCTCACAAGGCCAGCCAGCAGCCGATACGGCAGCGCTACAGCGCCATCGGTGTCCACTGCCGCTGGGATGGTGACGGTGATGCCGAGGTCAAGGTTGAAGCCGGTGATGGTCATGACACCACCAGCGGCTTGGATCAGGCAGCAATCAAGAATCGGATGGCTGCTGCGATGACCAACGGCTGGCGCAATGGTGCGCAGCGCGTGATCGAGATCGGCTTGGCAGGTAACGGCTTTCATTTGACGGTGGCGGCAGTGACGAGGCTGGTGATGATGCGTTCGTAATCAGCGGCGAAGCTATCCACAAGCTCCATGGGTAGCGGTACGCCGTCATCAATGGCGTTGTCGGCGATGGCTGCGGCGTATGCCACTGCCTGGGTCATGGTCTCATGCAGCCGATTGATCACCGGTTGCTGCTTGGCTGGAATGTGAATGAGCGATGACATATGCAACGAGAGTTTCAACGTGTCGGCGGTTCAGGTCACCACGCATGAAGGCGCAGGCGTCCGCCACCAGCGCATGGTACGCCGCCGTGGTCAATCCTGCAACAACCCCACCGCTCAAAGCACGCTGCCGGATCAGATGCGCGCGCGGCATCCCATGCGCTGC